ATCTTGCTTTTGATAAATCGGCAATGATGAAACATGTTCTACGATACCGAGGTTCGCATTCTTTTCAGATTCGAGCAATGTTGGCGTTACAAAGATATTTTCCTGCTTTGAAATATCATAACTAAAACTTGGATCTCCAGTTCTGACACGTAATGCGATAAATCCTTTCTCTTGCGCGGTTACAGAATATGTTTGCATTACATTTAAGCCAGTCGATATATATGAAAACAATACAGACTTCATTTTTCGATTAGTATCTAGCTGAAATGCATAGTCAATTTTGTTTCCAGTATTACTGTCACCCAATGCTGACTGGACAGTTAAGATGTCACCAGCTTGGACTTTAATAAAAAAAGTTGAAATTGCTGGTGAGGCAACTAAATGACTATCAGAAAAAAGTGCGAATCCATCAAGACGTTCAGCTGTAGACGTAATGTCGATCACATCTTTGTTGTCAGTTGTAACGCGTTTTTGGAATTTCACCCAAGCGGTACCTGACCAATAATAATCACCATTGTTCGCTGGGGTAGAAATATCATTATAAACTGTGGCTAATTGTGTGCCTGCTGAAGGCGTGTATGCATCTAAGTCTGCTTTAGTGGCGAATCCTATTAACCCGCCAGCAGTTTGTAAAGTATTAACCGCCTTTGCGAGACTTGGATATGTGCGGCCCAAACGACTTGTAACATCTGTAAACTCATCTGCACTAGTGAACTGTTCTACAGTTTCCATGTCGACAATTGTGTTATCTACTTTGGTTTGTAAATCTGACATATTTTTACACCCAATAAAAAAGCCCGCTTTATGCGGGCTTGTGGTTAATCTTGATTTATGGAATTAGGTTGTTGATGTAATCACTATCATTTGAGTAGTAACGTTCGTCATAGTTCACAGCAGTAATCTCACTTTCAAAAGTGGCGCTTGGCGATTTTTCGGAAATGAGATAGGCCTCACTATCTAATTCATTTGATAGTGTGATGGAGTAATTTGTGGCTGTTACTTTGCCATCTGAACTTGTGATCAGTGGAAGAATTGGCAAGCGCTCTAAAACTAAATGCCATTCATCCACACCTTGCGTAACCTGCATTGTTTCTACTGAGCCATTTGATAGCTGCAAATGAATTGTGTATGACTTGGTTGTATCTAAATGAACAGGTTGTGATACTTGGATGTTTTGACCTGTCCAAGCTTCAATTTCACCTGAAGAAAATCCACCTTCGGCACCGAGAGGGACAAGCGTCGGAATTGAGTCTTTTACAACAGCAATCCGATCATTAATCGTAACGAGATCAGCTTCACCGTAAGCAGTGAATTGAATTGTCTCCCTCTGATATTGGATCCTGTTCCATGCACGATGCGCCAAGAAGTGCGCTTGCACTTTGTTGGTAACGCCAACCAAATCAATTTTTTTCGGATTGGTGATACCTTCATTCGGAAGCTTAATTGACTCTTCCGTGTAGTTTTCACTTGCATTACGCCACGTTGCTTCAACACCATCATATTGTTTATCCTTTCCAAAACGCGTTGTCACAGTCTCAGATTGTGGTTTTTTGTTCCGGTGATTAAATAAGATTGATGATGAAGGATTCACCTTCTCAAATTGAAAATAGATTTTCCCTGATGTTCTTCGGGCATTACAAAATACAGAAGATGCAATAGTCGCAAGGGTCTCTTCATATGACATATTGTCATTATCAAACGTGTAGTTAAACTCAATAGCTTTAGCTGTTCCAAAATAGGTTTGAATTTGGCTTTGAGTTGCATACAAGTCTTGAATATCAATCGTGTCTATAGACCTACGACCTATATAATCATCTGTAGTAACGGCACAAACGATGTCGGCAAATTTGTTAGATGCAATGCGTTCAGGTGATTTAGAACCTGATTCGTATGAAAAGACTTTGCGAGTAGCAAGCATATTTAACTCACGCTTTTTTACTCCGGAAGTAATGTCATTGGTAACAGTAACAGTGCGTACTAGAGTTACATCATCGTACGATAGCTTGGTTAAAGCTGTCATGATATAGACTGAATGCGCCTGAACTTCATCTACTACCGTACCTTTTGAAGAATGTACAGTAAGTCGTCTTAATCTATATCTAAGGCGGCTTGTAGATGGCAGTGTTGCTTTTAGCGTTAAACCAACCGGGCTTGCAATACTCTGAGGATTACCGAAAAGGTTTTCAGAAACACTATAAATTGCACCTGTCGGTGTACCAGTTGAATCTAGAAGTTGATACTCCATTTCAAGCTGAACGCCAATAACCTCTTTATAGCCCTTCTCGCCAATATGATATAGACCCTGTGGCGCATTGAAGTTAGCAAAGATTTGGTCGCCTTCTGTGTCGGTTTCATACCACCCTAACCAATTCTCTTGTGAACCATATAAGCCAACCATATTGCCTGCTGTACTACCCCAATTCTGAAGTTTCAGCCAATCTGGGTTTATGGCATCAGGCGCTGACAAGGTAATTGATGTGCCTGAGTTAATATTGATTGTGTATGTTCCGTCTAGGTCCATACTGTCAATGTTATCTGTGAGTGTGCCAGAAATTGAGCTAGATGCAGCCTCTGTCATTTTTAGAAAATTCTGGTTAACAGCTTGCGGGTTAACCAATGAAATCTCATATACCCACGAACCAGCACTACCTGATTTGGCTATATTACTTACTTCGTAAACCCCAGCTAAATCTAGAGTCCCCTCTACCGGATCGTCTATTAGTAACGCTTGGATCGCTAGGCCCTTGAAATTTTGCGGCTGGTAAATATCTGTGCTTGTCGCGACTGTCAATACGTAGTCAAGACCTACATCTACAGTGCCCGATAACAGTTGATCTTTAACCCCGTATTGAGCACCTTCAATAGAAATAGTTTCGCCATTTACGAAAGCTGTTGTAGCGACATTAATAACGTTTGGATAAGTAAAGGTGATTGTATTTTTAACAACACGCGCAGAGCTTGGATTCAAAAGCGTTTGCCCTGTAATACTACGTGATTGCTTACCTACTAACGGAGCGTAATTTAAAACATCTCCGTATCGATACATTGGAGTTGTTGTGTCTAGGCTTTGATTTGGGTCATATACAGAAACCGATTCACCATCAATCTGGTTAATTGATGTCTCGCCTTCTTTAACATCTGAGATTTCATAATACCCACGCCCCAAGCACATCAAGCACTCTTCAATCTCTACATTATTTTGAAAATATCGAAGAGGCGGTGCAATAAGATCCGGGATGGCAAGAACTGTACCGAACGGATCAGGTATGCGACCACCAATACGTTGTGTATTTTCTCGATTACCAAGTTTATTGTTGGATGAAGACTTTTCTATACCTTTGTTCGCATCTGGCATAGTCAAAATTGTATAAATTGAGAATGCTAGAGATACTACAAGGGACACCACAGCAATAATTGTTGCTGGTTCACCTGCTTCACAGACAACATCAAAGTCGTGCTTTTTGGACAACATTAATAGTGACGCTTCATCTATCTTATTAGTTGGCGTTACATCATTGTGTACACATGCTGGCTGCAAGTAGATTCGTGCTTGTGGGTGTTTTTTCTTTATATATTTAAATGCTTCAAGAACCCGATCAGTACGAACATGTAGAACATTGTCTTGTCCATCAATTGGATTGGTGAATATGCGTAATCGGCTCATAATAGCGAATCCGTTTATAGAACTTCTTCAATACTTGAATGTTTAAATAGTGGACACCAAGCTCAGTTAGGTGCAAAACCCTGCCGCAATAAAAAAGCCCCACATGGGAGCTTTGATTTTGATTTGTCATCAAGACAATGGAGCCGTCAATTGGGTGATCTATTCGCCTGTTCTGAATTACAGTATTGCGTGAAGTTTTTAGTGTCTCGTGCAGCGAACCAGTCAAACCAATAAATGAGCTTGAATAATCTTGCTTAAAAAGATATTCAGCAGCTTCAAGCAAGAAGTGAACACAGTGATAATGTTGTGGGTCATATTGTCTATTAAGCAAGCTATCAATACTTTTCATTAGAAGAACCCTTTTAAACTTGGGAACATATCAGTTGTATAAATACGTCCAGTACCTACACTATTTAATCTTTGTGCCACAGCTTCAAATGTACAGGCTTGATAGTCCTGATTCATTGTTTCAACTTCTAGTCCATAAATAACATCAACCGGAGCAGTTAAGTCACTCGACAAATAAGACCGATAAATTACTTGTGGCTTCTCTTCGCTGTTCGCATCAAGAATGATCTTGATTAGTTGCGGTACTATCTGCCCTAATTCCCCTATCGTTATGTTGATAGATTGGTCCAGATCATCAGAGGTCTTGCCTTTCTGGATGGCTAGGGGCATATACTCATAAATAGCTTGGGTCGAATCTTCATGAGTAACTGTTATGCCATTTGCATTGTTGGTCACATATCGTAGTGGACTTGGCCATAAGCTATGCTTCACTTCAATACATTCAAGTAAAACTACTGAAGGGCTGGAATCTAAATGAAATTCAGTAATATCACTCATAGGAATGGCTCCAGAGCGTCTGCTGCAGCTTTGTTTGCGAGCTTTTCTAATGATGGAGATGCCTGAATTAGTCCAAGTCTCCAAGCTTCAATAACTTTGTCATCTTCATCTGGGTTACGTGGAGAAGGCTTTGCAACAGCATCAATGTTTGCTCGCCAAAGATTACCCTCTTTACTCCATTTTAAAGAGCCAATAAATGCCACTTGATATTCTTTTAGGCTGGTGTAATCGAAAATCAGATCCATTAAGAAAGGCTGAGGGTCATACTGGTTTGCAAAATAAAAAGCTAACAAAAGTTCCATTTCGTCGATACTTAAAGACCAGCTTAAAGTTACTCCATGCGTTGCCCCAATAAAATTTCGTCTTTGCCGGGGCATTCCAGCTGTGAGTTGTTGAGTTAACACCCCATCACCCAAGGTTGGGTTGTAGTCCGGCTCATTGGGCGATAAGAATAGTTTTCTCATATTTGCCTTCCCTAAAATTTAGACATAAAAAACCGACCTCTTTATGGGTCGGTTTAAATATTTAGTTTCATTACATTTTCCAAATATATGTACATATAATCAAAGTGATAAGAATTGCAATAAAGCGCCATGCTTTCATTTCAATACCTCAATCAACTTAGAAGTTGCTGTCAATATTGGTGCTGCTTGCCAAATCAAAATTCCAATTAAAAATACAAAAGCCATGATGTAAGTCCACACCCTTAATACTTTGCTGTTTGAAAGTTTGTTCATCACTTTATCAACCTGTAAATTTAGGTTAAAATTCATCTATGTTCTGATCCTCAAGTCTGGTTTGTGGGTTAGAAACAAAAACCCCAAGAGCTGTGAACTCTCGGGGTTTTGTTTTGGATAAAGGAAAAGCCACCCATAGGTAGCTTTTCTTTAATTTAAAAATATTATCTACTTGGTTTTGCAGTCGTATTCCTTGTAATCTGCTTAGATTCAAATGAATTTGGATTACCCAAATTGGCAAAACCCTGTTTAACTGCTTTCTGCGCCTCTGCACGAACAACTTCAATCGTTACTGAGCCATCAGCGCCTTTACTTTCAATAAGTTCAACACCCTGAACACGATTGATGATTTGGATGTTAACTTGGCTATTACCCACTGGTTGACCTGAGTTAATGGCATTCAACGTATCAACGCCTACTCTCTTAGTAGCTGCCGCATTCAATACATATTCCTGACCATGAACGACACCGGCAACATCACCTCGGCCCATGTTGCCTGTATAGCCGCCTGTGGCGAAACCAACATCAGCAATTGCCCTAATATTACTGAGTATGGTGGCACCTTGCGCTGCAACTTGAGCCAAGACAGGGATATTTGCAGGGAAACCCAAGCCCATAGCTTTTGAAATCCCCTTTTGAATTTCAATACCCGCAACGGCAATTGCGTAAGCTTTATCTGCTGCAAACATGATTTTATAGGCTTTGGATTGCTCCCCAAACATTGACCCAAACATTGAAGTTAAAGACCCAATAGCTTGCTGACCATATGCAAGGTCTAATGCTAATTTTTTGTCTTTATAATCTTGTTTGATTTTTAAAAGAGCAGCCTCATGTTCATCAGCAGAGATAAGTTCATATTTCCTTGCATCTTCAAGCACCTTTGCTTGCCCTTCATAATCAATATCTAGATTTACATATTCTGATGTGCCATCCATTTCTCCCTGCATGCGTCGATAATTGTCCCATGTTCCTTTTCTCTTATCTGCAAACTCATTATCTTCAGCACGTGCAGATGCATTGAGAAACTGACTTCTCTTTTTCGGGTCTTTTTCTGTTTTTGCAATTTCCTCACGTTCTAGTCGATATCTTTCACGCATTACATCAACTTCATGCATATAAGATTGCTGAGCCTGAAAAAGACGTTGCTCTTGAGCGAGCTGTATTATTCCAACTTCTTGATCGTACTCTTGCTTAAGCGCATCAAGACGAATTTGCTTTAAATCATCCGTTAACTCAGTTCCTTCCTTGATTTGCATCTGCTTAGTTTCATATGAGTATTTAAGCTTCTGCTCTTCACTCCAATGAAATTGATTAATTTCATATGTTAATTCGCGCAAATACAATTCTTTATTCAATTCGGCCCGAGCAGTTGCCTTTGCAATATAGTCTTTCTCTTCATTTCCAAAGTTTGCCTTTCGGATTTCAGTCAATTCACGCTGTAAATCATTTTCAATTTGAGTCAATTTAGGAGCGTAACTATCTGCAAATTGATCACGTAATCTAGCTTGTTCTTCAAACAATCTTTTAGCTTCATTCGCCTCTTTTGTGGCTTCTCGATTTGCTTTACGTGCAGCTGCTGCACTATTGCGTCTAGTTTGTGCAACTGCCTCCTCACTTGCTTGGAGTTTTCGGTTGGCGGCAAGATTCTGATCAATAATTTTTGCATCTTGCGCAGATATCTTATTGCCATTCTGAACATATGCCTCAGCAAAGGCTTTTGCTCTTTCAGGATCAAAACCATAATTTCCAATAAGTTTGTTTGTAAGCTCTGTCTTAAAAGTACTTTGCTGTAATTTCTTTAGATAGTCACTTAGTGCATTAGTTGCATTATTTGCAGCACCTGCAACACCATCCAAACTGTTCGCATGGATATTATTCTGATTAGCTGCGTTTTGTGCTGCATTACCTTGAAGTCTTGCTTCTCTACCTACAGCTTTTAAGCCATCTACTAACTTTACGCCTGCAAAGTATGCCTGATCATACCCTTCAACTTGTTTTTTAAGTGCATTATAGAGGTCTGGCGGAATACTCATGCCATTGAGTCTTCTCAGAGCTTCTGTGTAGCTAATTGTTCCAAGACGAGCCTCATTGGATATTTTTGTTACCTCTACATTTCCTTGTGCAAAGTTTTGAATATCAATTAAAGCCGCACCTGCTGCTAATTCTGCATCACGTAAAGCCTTGTTCTGGGCTTCTAACGCAGCTGTCATATCATTTATAGCTGACTGTTTTTCCACACCATGAAGTTTACGTAACTCTTCTGCTGATTGATTTGCCACCTCTGCTTGCTCTTTAAGTTTTTGATTTGCTTTTTCGGCTCGATCTTGCATGTACATGTAGCCAGCAGCTAATGCGGTGACGCCGATTGTAAGCACCCCTGCCCAGCCACCTACCAACCCAAAAACTTTGGAACCTACGCTTGTTGCTGTGTTTAAACCATTTTGTGCAGCAGTTTGTGCTATTAATGCTTGAGTGACAGCATCGGCTGCAAGTTTATAGCGAGCGTTGGCCGCAGTTGCACCAAATTTAGCCTGTGTCTCGGCATTTGTAGCCTGAACATTCGCAAGATGAGCTTTAGCTTCATTCAATTTTAAAGTTGTGAGGACAATCGCATCCTGCTTTTGTGCTTGGTCAGCAGCCTTTTGAGCAGCAGAAGCAACAAGATCAGCTTGAACTGCAACTGTTTTAGAAATTATTGCTTTAGTAATTGCACCAATACCCAAAACGACAGCACCATCTGCCAATAATTCAAAGTTGTTGGCAAGCACTTCGATTGAACCTGAAAGTACCTGAGCCGCTCCAGAGCTTCTCCCTGCCTCCCCGATAAACTGCGTTAAACTATTACTTAATAACCCTAATGACTGCCCAATAGTTGCATCTGTTTTACCGAATTGCTTATCGGCCTCTTCAGACATGCTAAGTAATGCTTTGGTTACTTTCTCAGAGGTTAATTCGCCATTTTCCGCCATAGATTTAAGTTGTCCGATAGGCACATTCATACCCTTAGCCAACAACTGCATTAATCCATAGCCATTTTCCATGACAGAGTTAAACTCATCCCCACGCAATGCTCCACTTCCAAGGGCTTGCCCTAACTGCATAATAGCTGCATCCGCTTGAGCTGCTGTCGCCCCTGATAATGCAATACCTTTAGAGATTGTTTCTGTTAGGCGCCCAATATCTTCTTGCGCCAAACCAACATCTTTAGCATTCATTGCAAGCTTCTGATAAACCGTTGCAGTAGATTCCCAAGATGAGCGTGAACGTTGAGCAATTTCAAAAGTATTATCCATTGCTGTATTGAGTTGATTCTGCCCTTCAGTTACCAACTTCAATTGGTTTTGGATGCCTGTATAAGCATCCATCTTAGCAACAGCAGCCCCGATGGTAACTAGTCCAGCCATATAGCCAGCTAGTTCGCGTGTTGCCACTGACAACCCATCCATCGACTTAGTTGCAAAGTCTCCTTTGCGCTCAATACTATCTAATTCATTGCCTAGATTGCGCGCATTACGCTCTGCATTTTTAGCATCAATTACAATAACGAGACGTGATTCTTGTGCCATTTTACTTTCCTCTAGGCAATAAAAAACCGCCGATGTTTGGCGGTTGTATGTATTTTTTAAGGTTACAGTTCTTTGTATTTCAGCAGCATTTCGTTGAACTTATCATTAAATCCATCTAGCTCAACTTCACTATCTATGTTGTATTCATAGGGCCATTCTTTATATCTTGTATAGGCAACTTTACCCCTCTTCATTTGTTCAATTACTTGCAAGGGGGTCTTAGATACTCCTTCATAACCATATATTGCAGGATTGTTGTCAACCTTTACAGCGCTGGTCGAACGAGGGAAATGATCTCTCCCTACATAAACACCATAGCTGCCATTAATTATAGTGACCATTAAATCTCTGAATGGTTTATTTAGACTGCAAGATTTAGTTCCATTAAAACGATCTTTACTACAACTTACTTTCCAATTAGTTATGTCCGAGTTATCAATATGTATTTTTTTTACTTCTTCATAATCTGAAGAATTGTCCTCTTTTGTAGAAAGTATTGTTGACCCATCTTTGCTTTTATGAGCATAAATATCCTGTGCAAACGTATTAAAAGGTAAAAGAGTAAGCATCACCAAAATAAAGTTTTTCATCTTTAAACCTTAATAAACTAAGAAGTATTTTAAATTAAGAAAAATCATCCAATTTCATTAAATTATCAGCATTGAAATTTGGGCAAATATCACAGTTAAATTTAACCGCCTGCGCTTGAAGTTGGGATTGAAGTGAGGCAGGGTGATCCTTGCTTAAGTATCTATGAGAATTGGCAAGAAGTTTACAAGGGTGTATCCACTTTGTTGCCTCTTTTTTCTCGGCTCTTGGTATAAATTCATCTTCTCTTTTGACAAGGTTGAGTTCAAATACTAAAGGGCCTGTATTTTGTGGTTCACCAACATCCTCTACAACTTGAAAACAATAAGCTTTCTTGTCAGTAGCCCGAAATGAATCCCTAAAACAACCAAGCATTTCTGAAAGTAGTCTTGTTCTATTAACTGGCTGCCCATTAAGAAAAATATGAACACCTTTCCAGAATAGAGCTAAATCCATAATTGCTTTTATTAAGCTAACATTCTTTAGGTTTATCTCAAATGAAGAAAGGTAATATATTGATTTACCATCTTTGATTTCTTCAAATGTGTCTGCAAGTTTTGCCAAACTTAATGCAGCCTGAAAATTCTGTGACTTTGATTTCGGGAAAGCAATAACAAAATGCGCATCAACTGATTTAACAATTAACTGTGCTTGCACTTCGGGGTGAAGTTCATACACGCAATATCCCCTTTACCTACTTCTCAATAGTAATCTTAAATTTTTCCAACCTGCTTGAAAGCTCTTCCATAAGTTCCTCAGTAGTGAGTTCGGATTTATTAACCCTTCCACTACTTAAACTTTCTTGCAGCCTGTAAACAACCTCCGCGTTAAGCGACCTACTATTTTCAATTGCTGCATGCTCTATTTCTTTCTTTAGCTCTATAGGCACTCGAATATTGATTTGCGGGTCTGCTCTAGACATCACTTTGAAGCTCAAAAAACGTTTTATAAGAATAATAGTATTACGGTGCTTGACACAATAGCATCACCGTTATATAAATATATCACCGTTATACACCGGAGTAGAAAATGGCTAGAAAAGATCCCCAAATTAATATTCGAGTTCCAGAAGAAACTCTTGATAAATTAAAAATCGAAACTGAAAAAGAGCATCGTAGCTTAACAGCGCAAGTAAATCTTCTTATTGAAGAATGGTTGCTAAAGCGCACAAAACACCAAGCCTAAATACAAGTAAACCCTGCCGACTCTCACATCAAACAGGGTTTTGTATCATTCCCAAACTAAGGAAAATCAACATGACAAGTTTAGCATTAACTTTTAACGAAGTGAACTTTTCTCCTGTACAACACAACAACCAGATTTGGTTAACAGCAAGTGAGCTTGCAAAAGCTCTAGGTTATGCAAAATCTGATGCAGTTACTCAAATCTACGAACGAAATAAACATGAGTTTACACCTGAAATGACAACGACCCTCAAAATGAGTGTCGTTAGAAAAACTGGCTCTGTAGTAATGGAGAACCGTGTTTTTAACTCTAGAGGATGTCACTTAATCACCTTCTTTGCTCGCACATCAGTTGCAGCGCAATTCCGCAAATGGGTACTGGATGTTCTTGATAAAGAAATTGGTGCTCCAGTTGCAAAAACCCATAAATCTGAACGTGAACCTTTAACAAGTGCTGTAAATCTGCTTGTGTCTAAAACCAAGCATTTGAACTATAGCGATGCTTATAAATTAGTTCACCAACGTTTCAATGTTCAGCATATTGATGAAATCCCACATGATGTAATTCCTGTGGCAGTTGAGTATGTTCATCATCTGATCGCTATGTACAGCAGTGCTGAGAAGTACAAAGATACTGAACCAAACATTCATACTGTATTGCGAGATAAGGATGTTCAATTCTTGATGTGGTATGTCCCAATTCTTGGCAAGTTCATTAAGAATGAAATCTATCCAGCTCTAACAGCTATTCAAAGTAGCTATGCAGGCCGTTTGAGTGGCTTGACATCTGAAGCGGTTTGTCATGCTAATGCTTTAAATCGTAAAGCAATTGGATATGGCCTTACTTTAGAGCATGTTGGTAATAAATCACCGCATGACATTGAATGGTATTTAGCTCATTAATTCAATATTGGGCGTTGTTGTAATAACAATGCCCTTTTAACAATTGAGAATTTAGGATTGCAATAAAAACCGTTATAGCGAATCAAACGCGACTGAACTGTTCTCACACTTTTGCAAAGCCTTATCCTCTGCGGAGATATTCTCTGATTTAAGCATTGGGTATGAACCTATTTCTTTATAGTATGCAATACCTTTTTGCACACACTTTCTAATTTCATTATCAGCGCTAGATTTTTCTTTTGATTCACCACAACCCACGAGTCCAAACATTAGACCCAATATAATAATCTTTTTCATAAAAATACCCTCATATTTGAGGGTAATTTATCAAAATTACTTTGAACTGTCACACATATTGCCTTAGTTCTATTCTCGCGTCCTGTCAGAGATATCAAATCCAAGTTGTTGTATATCCATAAAGTTAGCAATAAAATAAAGAACTCCAAGAATATTAATTAAAATTGCTGCGAACGAAGTCTTAAATATAATTGAAATATTACCAACAGTTCCTAATTTAAAGCTAAACAAAGGTTCAAGTTGATAAGCCAAATAAGCGATTGATAAGATAAAAAAATACAACAAGTATGTATTTCTTACATCTATCACATTATTTCTAATTGCTTTGTAGTATGTTTCATTAATTACTTTTTCAGGATTTAATGTACATAGTATCCCCATACCTATAGAGAACATTATTCCTGCTATTGTGTAAATGGTATTAATAAAAGAACTATCCAGGTCTTTTTGTATAAAACTAGACAAGCATGTGGCGAGTATCAGAACTAACACGATGCTAATCAGGAGACGCTTTACGTTCATTTGCTAATTCCAAAATAAAATTTGCCATTTCTTGTGCTAAATGCTGCTCGCTCAATTGCTGGCTTTCAGTAGTATCAATACTAACCTCTTTAATTCGCAAGACGTCTTTACCTTTTACCAGTTTCCTCTTATTTCTTGTCTGAAATTCGAAGTTATCTAGATCTGATATAGGTTTGAGTAATGCGCTAAAAGCCTTTTTTACCTCATCACTATCATCTTTTTTTGGCTTTCTAAACTCAATTACAAGTTTAGCAGAAATCATTTGGTCAAGCTCATGTCTGGTTAGACCTTTTGTGTCTGAGATTGAATCAAAAATTAGATCTCTTGCAATAGCCCCAAGATTAAATGATGATTTTTGTTTCGTCATTTCTCTGCTTGAAGGACTTTTGCCTAAAAAAGAATCATGGACTGTAATGTCCTTAATTTGTGATAAGTCTGGAAGTATGTCATTGGAAACTAATGGGTTGACTTCATACATTTCATTCAAAAGCCAATTAAGGTATGTTTGCAATCTCGTGATAGTAAAAGTGCCACCTAGATTTGTTACCAAGAAGCCATTCCCAACAGCGAAGTAAAAGTGGTGTTTGTATATGGCTTCCGCATCAACAGCATTAGTATTTAACTCGTTGATTGTGAAGTTCTGCTTAGAAAATAAGGTTCTATTTACATGTTGAACATTATTACCAAGAGCAACCCTCAACATAGTGCAGAAAACATCAAGACCTATATTTTCTGAAAAGTCACAAATTAAATCTTCCTCTTGTTGCGGATCATCACTACTAAGTCTCATTCTGCGCTCTGAAACAGATATCGAATCCTTGAGTTTAATATTCAACTTCCTACCAAGATCAGAGTGCTTTTTATTAATACTGTTATTAACTATTTCAAAAGCTCTTAGTTTAACTACGGCCATTTTGATCTCAAAACATTATAAAATAATGGATTGATATCATAATTTTGTATAAAAACAAAATTAAGTCTTAAAATACAAAGTCTACTAGAGTATTTTATTAAGAAATTATAGATAAATAACTATTTAAAACAACTATTACGTCACAAAGTGACGTAATAGTTACCCCAACCCAACTCATCACTTCTTCCTTTTTTCAGCTTCTGCCTTGGCCTTCTTATGCGCCTCATCCAAGAACATATCGTCGAGTGTAAAGATACTGTCATTAAAAATGTATCGTTCAACTGGTAAGTCATATTGCTCTACATAAGCATTAATTGCAGAAATATCTAACGCCAGAGGAACACCTTGTTCATAGCGTCTAGATCTTGCAATCGTGTTATATGCAGACAGGATGGCATTAGCTACATAAGAATAGTCAGGCGCGTCCGGAAGCTTTACACCGAGGGCTTCTCTTTGCTTTTTTTCGTGGTCCGTGAGCCCCGCGTACTTGTTCGCGTAGGTGTAGAGGGTTGTGACTTTCCCACAACATCATCTCGATATTGATTTGCTTCAGCTTGGATCTTTTCTGATTCAGTTCGAATAAATGACCAGAGCGAAACCCCTAAATCACCCATATTAAGCAATTTCGTAGCGTTCTCACCATTGAATGTAGGTTCAGTTTTAACAAGATCACCTTCAGGACCTTCTTCAACAAAAACTACTCCTTTCCAGTCTTCAATTAAATGGCATGCAACTGCTTCCAATAGTAATTCATGAAAGAGTTTGTCATCGGGTGAAGCTTTAGCAACATCAAATCCTTTAGCTGTGATTTGGTTATTCGCACGTTCTAAAGCTACTTGATAAGGCTTATATCCAATGCCTCGGATCTTGAACTCAGCAAGTACATTACCTTCTTCATCTTTATATTCGCGCCACAAACTGACGTCTTTATTTCTTTGAATATTGACTTCAAGAGCCATGTTATATCTCCAAATAAGAAGGCAGCAATAAAGCTGCCAAATCAGTTTTAAGGTGTTACAGGTGCAATCACACGAGTAATAATCGGTGACACGCGAATATGGTTGTAGTTGATGTCGATTGTGATGGTGTCTTCACCACCGCCATCTGGGTGATTAGCTTCCGCTACCTCTAATTGTGGGAACTGGAAGGCATAACCATTACCTGCATCATCTTCAATAGAGAACTCTAGAGGCATAGTGTCACGGGTTTTGATAAAGTCGATATATGCCGCTGACTGAGCCGAGAACATGTATTGAGTGTTAACAGTCACATCTACGATCTTTTCAAGATAAGTCGTTGCAGTGAGCTTTTTAGATCCAATACAGCGGATTGCTTCCATATTGTTATTAATGGTCAATTCAAGCGACTGCATACAAGCAGTGCCGACCACAGTTTCACCATTAACTTTAAGATCACCAACGTTAAGCGCTGAAACAAGAACAGCTTCTGGAACCGGTAAAGGCGAAGTCACAGGGTTTGTAGTTGTACGCTCAAACAGAGTACCCATCAAGCCAAATGTAGCTGTGATTTTGCCAGTAGTGGCAATCGTCATTTTTGCTTCATTAACTCGCACACCACGATAAATAAAGACTTGGTTTACATCTTCATAAACCTTAACGAAAGTGAAAGTTTTGCGAACATTGCCACCAAAATTTAGGACATCACTGGCCCAATTGTTCATTGCTACTGCTGACCAGAAGTCATCAAACAAGCCAATAGATAATTCAACTTCTAAAGAACCTGTGATTTCTGCTTCGGTAGCTATGCCACCTTGACGGAAGCGAGTATCTGCAACGCTGCTTGATGATTCAGTGGTGACGTTTTCAGTTAAGCCATCAGTCACACGACGAACAGTTTTCCAAACTGGTGTAGTTGGCAATACTTCGGGGGTTTGCTCTTCAGCATAGTAAAGACGGATCTTTGCACCACTCGACATGGCTTTTACTCCTTATAGGCATAAAAAAACCACCTCGAAAGGTGGTACATAAAATATTTAGGCAATAAAAAACCGCCTTTCGGCGGTGTGGATTTATATGGTTGGTTTCCGTTAATTTGGGAGTTTTTGTTGCAATTCTAAGAACTCTTTTTCATTAAGTTTCTTTCCACATTTCGAACACAACCAAACAGGCGGCCCACCCAAACTTTCAATCTTTAAGTACTCAACTTCATCATGACTACATTTGCCATCTTCCATAACATCAATAGAAACACTATGACCTTCAGTAGTTTCAAATATTCTTGTGATCATTGGATTTCCTTTTTCTTTAACATTAAAAAGCCCTCGAATTGAGGGCGTAGTTTTGATTAGGGGGTCACATTTCAAATGCTACCCATTGATTGAAGAAGTGATGGTTGGAGTTCCATCTCAAGTTGAGATAACTCTTTTTCTAAAACTGGCTTTTCATCACGCCAAGCTCGCATATCACGTGCTGAGCAACTAATGTGGTCTTTTTTGGATTGATATTCATGACTTACAGAGTTGTATCTAGCCCATTTAGATTGAAAGACTTGGCTAAGTTGATTAGCCATCCAGTTAAAGGCATTAATAAATTCGATTTTAGTTTTCATGGCCTTTTCGCCAGTAAAACCCATAACAAGCAACATGAACCCGTCTTTTGAAATTCTAAAGAAAGGAGTTTTGCGTTCTGTGTTTCCTATCTTCTTGTTTTCAAAGGTTAATCCAAAATTGGATTTAGCAAATTCTTCACCACATTGCTTAATGATTTTCTTAATATCTCGCATTACATGGCTGTGGCTCTTATTAAAGGCCTCTGCTACTGCATAACTTGTTGTTCTTGGCTCACCGTTATTATTGGTAACCAATGCTCGTAAATTCAATGTTGTCATCATGTTCATAAGAGTTCCTCTTACTAGCTCATGTTCAAAGAAAAGAACTGGCAGGCACACTGAACATGAAAAGCGTGCTTTTCGGGGATCAGCCTAGCCAGTGTTCGCCTGAATTTCAGGCATAAAAAAACCTGCCGCTAAGGACAGGTTCGTTTAAAAGTTAAATTCGTTAATTGACGCGGTAATTTATTGAAATGTTGTACTGAATGAAGTCCCCGTTATTGCCGAGGTTTTGTACTTGACCTTGGAGTATCTCTAGTTGGCCAGTTGTGTAATATTCGAAATGAGCTAACCAAGCATCAGCGAGCTTTGTTATATCAGCCTCATTAGTTTGAGGTCTTGCAAGGCAATTAATTGAAATAACCCCTGTTCTTCTGGTGCAAGGAGTATCACCTACACCAGCAATGATAGAACTGCCCCATAGAATATTTAAGTCACACCAAAGTCCATCTACAGGAATACTAATCAATGGGCCATTAGGGTATTGAATACGATTTTGCTCAATTCCAGTAAAGGCTATTGCTCTAGTAATAATGGCTTGTCGTGCTTGATCTAAAGTCATTGCCATTTTAACCACCGTATTTCTGAGCAATATAGTTAAAGGTTGTGGAATAAACGCCTTGGGGAGCTTGCTGCGAAAAACCTCCCACGCTTTTAATCACGTATTTTTTGGCCTTTTTGTCGTAGGAACCCTTTTTGACTGGATTTGGATATTGACCAAACTCAATAGCAGTTGCATAAGGCGCATTCGTTTGAATATAGACGATACTGAAAGGAACTAATCGAGATAAAGCACTAGTGCCCTTGCTAATGGTTGAGCCACCACCTTTGTCTTTCTCTGCTTCATTAAATGATTGGTCGGTCTGGTTAATGCTAACCCTGTGTGATGCTCTAAAAGCACCTGTATCAACTGGACTTTGGAGAACAACACCTTGTAATGCATCAATCACAATATCTTTTTGCTTTTTAGTAAGGTCAGCTTCAATAATTTTAGTGAAGTCACTCGGTTTGCTTGTCCAGCCCATTAAAAGTCACCTCAACTTTACCAAACAGTATCTCAAATACTGGTTCATTCCCTACTGTAAACACTCGACCGTCAATGGTGGTTTTATGTCGAATAAGATAGCCTTTGTTAGTATCTGCAAAGATTACATACTTACATTCTTCGCCATCTAACAGCACCTTCTTTGGGCCATTAGTGGATTTGCGAACCTCAGCGTGATAAACGCCCTCTTGATTAATAGCCTGACTAATCAAGTTTCCATCATCTAAGTTAATCATTAGACTTTCCTCAACTGAGCAATCCATGTTGCATCTGCCGCATCCTGACCATAACTCACAACTCGATAATTGCCACCTTCAATCACCCAAATATCATTAACATCTGGATCAACTAAAGTTCCTGCCGCATCCTTCACTTCATTTTGCAATAACACGGCTTTAGAGTCTGTGGCGCGGTAATCTATCGGCTTGACCAAATCTTTTAAATAAGAGCCAAATAGGACACCTCTACCGCTATATACATATTCAGTGTATTCATCCTCACCAGTAGCGGGATTGGAGCTAGTTAATATTTTGCGAGTACAGGTAAAGGAATCAACCGCGTCTGCCAGTTCATCTTCAGCATCAAAAGCAGCCCCAAGCTCTTGCTGAATCTCATCACGCATTCCCATGGCTTACTCCGTAATGACATATGTGTTGATGTGATACTTCTCGCTAAAGAATGGTTCAAGCAGATCAAGGATAAATTGCATATCGCCACTTACTGACTCTTCTTTGCCCGCAACATAGGTCTTGCTTACAGATGTTCCTGATTGTGCGGAAACGGTCTTAGATGCAACTACACCTTCTTTAGTTGTGTAGAGTTGCCCTGCTGCTGCAAGCTTAGCCAAATAAGCTCCAGCCGTAAGGATTGCATCTGGCACTTCGCCTTCTGGATAGTCGGGTAAATTTCTAGCATTAAGCCACGCATTAGCCTGCATCACAGCAATAACCGGATCACCAGTTCCCCACCAGTTAGGCCCTAGCTTTTGAGTCACACTTTCGACTGTTACATAGTTCATAGCTTAATCCTAAAAATCTAATTAAGAAGGACGGCCCGAAAGCCGCCCTGCTTCACTTAACCGCCATTAGCTGGAGCTTCTGGCACAGGAACCGCTACTTCAGGGTCCTTAATGCCATAGTCACCCGCTGTTTTGGCAGGGTTAAACATGGTGCCAGCAGCTAATGTGTCTGTTGCATCATCAGCATATCGGCGGTCAGTTGGGTATTGGTATTTGTAGTCTGGTTGCTTCTCAGCCATGACTGCTCTCCTTAAAGGTTAGTAATTAGGAAGCGGATTGAGGTGTCTTCTGGTTTGGTTACAAGTTTCCAGTTAGCTGCCTTCTGCAAATCAGCCCAAGAAGCGCTTAAAGACTCACGCTCTGTACCACCACTTAAAGTGTCTTTAGGTGCAATGAAGCTAAAACCTTGCGGATGGATCAACATGTTGCGACGCGTCCAAAGGATTTCATGACCAGCACCATTACCAGTTGATTGTGTTTCTTCAACCTTCAAATCTTTTGGACCGGGAACAGAGTCATATGCAAATGCGCGTGGACCTGCAAGAATCGTGATGAACTTAGCGTTTGCGCCTGTGCCAATTTGCGTATTGGTATCTGTTTCAATGACTGCGCGCCCGTTGTAAACGGTGATTGGTGGCAAGTTATCACTTGTGGTCACTTGTTCAAGTAATTGCTGTTTACGCATCTTCGCAGCAATACGTGAATGCACGAACATCACACCACGTCCTCGCAATGAAGCATTCATTGTACTTTCTGCATCAATGTAGGCATCTACTGACCAGCGTGACGCATCTGTAGCTGTTGATGCTGAGATATCAGTAGTGAATCGTTTGCCATTTGCTTGGTCATAATTACGCAAGCCAATTACTGTTGCTAGAGCACGGTTTTCGGCAGCTTGTTGCCAATACTTATTCAGCATTCCACCAATAAGCTCAAGTGAATTGACCTTCGATAAATACTGCCCAAGAACAGACTCAAGAAAGCCTTCGTTCATATAAGCAACGCGGCCTTGCATTTCACCTGCATCAATCGTGCGAGGCATTGCGATATCAGTCAAAATGGTGTTGCCATAGTTCTGTTCAACATTACCATCCACACCGTTAATGTATGGAACGACGAATGTTGATGAACCACTTGTAAGCAAAGGACGTAAAGATTCATCAGATACAAATGCACCTGATTGCACAAGTGGCGAAACTGCCACAGGATTTGGACGCAGGTAAGATAAAACTACGTCACGGTTAAATACTTCTACTAAAGAAGGCATGGAGTTACTCCCAATAATTAATTATTAAAGTCACCATTCGCTACTGCTGCTTGGAACCCTTGAGGGTCATTCTTTTGGAATTCCAAGCGCTCTTGCGTGGTCATTTCACTTGGTTTCTTGGCAGCTCCACCACCTGAACCACCGCCAGAAGCCCCACTTCCTGACGCATTTGAAGCAACAATTAATGGCTTGAATGCCACATTGCCGCGGAACTCTTTTTTGAGGTCATCAATACTTAAAGCACTAGGTTTGCCCTGCGAATCTAGTACGCGTACTTTGACCTCACCGTTTTCATCAGTTTCAACTTGAAGACGGTTTGTAATATGTGGAAGCAGTACTGCCTCCGAGCCTTTGATAGAAAGCTCACTTGCTAATGATTGTGCTGTTTGCCCGACAGTTAATTTGTAGACTTGGTCTTGCAATGCTTTGGTAGCTTCTGCATGTTTTGCTTCTGCTTGCTCAAGCTTGGCTTTCCAAGATGCTTCTATTGCAGCCACATCACCTTTTTTACGGGCTGCTTCTTCGGCTTCGCGTTGAGCTTTTTCTTCAGCTTCGCGTTGTTTTTGCTGAGCTGTTTTCTTTTCACCAAGAAGTTCTTCAACTTTCTTTTTTAGGCCATCAAGTTCTGAGTTATCTTGCTGCGGCAGACCTTCAACTTTTAAATAAAATGCACCGTCTTTTTCTTCGTAAAGTGCCTTCATTTCATCAGATAAGCCCTCTAGGCTATCGAGTTTGTATTTCATGTTTTGCTCCCTGAGCGGTTTTGCAGTCACAAACTGCGGGCAATAAAAAAGCACCCTTTCGAGTGCTCTAAATAGAATTAGGTTTTACTTTTCAGAAACTGGTTTGCTAGCATCTTCAAGGTTCTTCAATGTGTTGTTCACTGCTTTAGCAGTTCGTCCATACACATCCTTGCCATTTGCTGAATCAACAGGAATCATCACTGTATCTACAGTTGCTGTTACAACAGTGGAAGCCGCTGATACTGTAGCTTTTGTAAGACTTTCAATTATTCCGAACATTTCTTTTCTCACAATAAGAAAAGCACCCGAAGGTGCTAAGGTTTAATTTATTTGCCAGGCTTGTTAATTCTTCTAAGCCATCGACGCAATCTGAACTTACTTCGCGTTGAAAGTCTTGAAAGCTCTAGTGAGCCTTCGCCTGTTAAATCAATGATCATAATCCAAACCTCTTAAACATTTCTTCATCTAGCTTTTTTAGTTCAGCAAGTGTGAATGGCTGACCTGTAAGCGGATCAATAAACTTATCCAGAGAATATTTGCCATCTTTGAATAGCTTGTATCGGGATGGCCCAAGCCAAGACTTTTGAAAAGCTGCATCTTGTTTATCAAACCAACCTTTGAAAGTTGTATTTGAATCAACTACACCTATCTCCCCCTCTCCATTCACTTTGTTGTTGAATGGGCGCATCCCAATTGTTTTTCCTGAATCATCCGAAACCGGAATTAGGATCGATCTACAGTTGGGGTGAAGTGGTGGCACAGGATGAGGTTCATCTTTCTTATAAACCTTGTCTGAATAACCCATGCAGATTTTAGAAGTGCGGCTATCTAGTGTTGCGATGAACTTCACATACTCAACACCAATAGCAGCGTACGTTTCATTCAAGGCCACATTAGATACATGACTTCGAGCAGTTCGAACCATCGTAGAAATCTGATTTCTACTTTGATCAAGCAAACCATCTTGGTAATTGAGAGCTTTCTTACCTTTTATCCGCTGAACAATCTGCTGATTAGTCTGTCCTTTAGACAAGCCATCACGAATAGTTTGCTCTACTCGCACTTTTGCATCGTCTGCAATCTTCTCGAATAGGTAGTCAAGTAGCACACCACCACTCAAAGGGGTTTTCTTTGCTTTGTTGAATAATGTCTTGCCGTTTGGCTCTATTTTGCGATTAGCGAGGGTTTTAGCCTGATATGTAGCTTCGTATACAGCAAGTGCTGTTGCGCTTACAGTGAAGCTCTCAAGCAATCCTGACGCTACACTTGCCTGCCAAGTCTGAACTATTGTTCTAACTTCTTTCAAAGCAGGCGTTGTGTATTGTCCTGCCATGAATGCCGTTTTTTCAGCGTCACTCAAATCGTCTAATAAATCCCTTAACTTTGAAAGCATCTCGTTAGAGATTGAATCAAATTGTGTTAGGAGATTATTGATTTCCGTTGAAGACAGCCGATAAAGATAAGCCTGATGTGATACCAGAGCATCTAGAAGTGCTTGTTGTGACAACTGGACGTTCATTTGTCACTCCTGCAATTTAAACCACCATTGGTCTATTAACTGATTCGCTTTCTATACGTGTTTGCTCATCCTCAAAGCTTATTTCTGGAACTTTCCCAGTAGTTAGCAACTCATGGAAGGTTTCCATACTCATGCGATTAGCAAGCACCATTTCCCAATAGAACTTAAGCGTATCAAGGTCAATCTTACCTTTAGCGAAATCTTGCTTAATTGTGAGTTTCGCTTTAGATCCGCTTCCATAATATGCAGCACACCATTTAAGCGCATATTCCATCGCCTCATTAGTATTGGCCACACACAAAGAAAGGACGCTGTACTGAGCAAGTTTTTCATTATTTGATTGAGTAGCCGTTTTATTGACTTGTTCCGTCTCAAGAATCTTGGCACCCATGGCCTGCATGTAGTTTTCTTTAGCATCCATAGCCTGTTTTGCTAAGGTGCTTTCAGTGACTTGCTTGTAGTCAAATGATGAGCCTTTCGGAAGCATTAAAGGATTCTTAGAACCTAAGCGAACACCATTTTTCTGCAACCAGTCGCGCCAACCTTCATCAAGTTCATTAATAACTGGTTGAGCTTGCCCACAGATAAATACCATTTCTTCATAGCTTGCGCTGTTTTGATAATGGGCCAAGTTCATAGTGACAATTGGTTCTAATGGGATCGGGTCAATATTCCAATCATTAGCCAAAGACCCCAAAGGAATAAAAGGAATTTCATTCCATCTTTGGCCTAATGAATTCGTTGGATAGAAGGCATCACCGCCCTGTAGTTCTCCTGACTTATCTGTATAAACTTGAACGTTATATTCATTGTTTTCATCAAGTCGAAGTACGCGGTAAATATTGATTTCTTTCTTAGAGAATTCGTCTTCTGGATCTTTTTCTGTGGACTTCTCATGCAAGACAATAAGTTCAGGCTTATAGACCGAACCAACTCGCTTTAGACTCCAATTGATAATGCTCAACGACTCATAAAATACGATTGTTGGTCGAATACCTAAGCTCTCTGCCTGCTGTACAGACACATTTCCATTAGTAGTTGGATAATCTACGAATAAACCGCCACGTGCATGTTTAAGCTGACCTTGCAAGGCAGATTGTGCAACTTGGTAAATTGACTTACCTGTACCATCTGCATCGTATTTAAGAAAATCCATTCCATCCGGTTCGAACGTTGGGTCCTCAGCAAATACCACGCCCACCATCTTGTTTAATGTGTCTTTAGAAATCTCATAAAACACAGCACGGGTTAAGTAAGCCAAATAATATTGATCATTCTGCGTTAAATCAGACGATACATTGGGTTTTGGTAAATAAAGTTCGCCACGCTTCTTAACCGTGGCAGAACCATCACAGACATCGTCGATAGTTTCCCAACGCTTTTTCATGTCTGCATAAGCTTGATGTTCAGTATTAACTGGCATTAGTAAACCATTCCTATATCTAGTGATCTTGCAGGACGAATAATCGGGAAGCGTTTAGCAAGAGGATATCCGCCAGCATCTCCCACATGGTCCAAGCCTGATTTCTTATCTGGCATTCCAAAATCGTCATAAACTTGCTGCTCAAAAGTTTCTGTGAGTCTTGGACATTTATTTGTATTGACTAAGAGTGTTCGCTCACCATTGCCATTTAAGATCAAAGCATTTACTGCATTAATTCGGTCTTTAATGTTCGGGTTTGTTGAATTTACTTCCACCCTTAAACCTTTCTGTCTCAATATTGCATGATCAGATTCGCTACTCTTTTTCGATGAAGTAGCTTGGCCTGCCGCATCAGGGATAATTGTCATCTCATGGTTTGGGAACTTTTCAATCAAAAGATCAGCCATAGTTGGCGTATCACGAACGCCTACCAGCTCATCTAAAGCTCTTGGCTTGCCATCTCGAATGACATAAACCACAGCAGCCATCTTTAAGACGTTAAAGTCCATACCAATGAGCAAAGCCTCATTAGGTCTAATTTCTTCATCTGTGTGGTTTAAGGTTCGGTCGAAGTCTGGATAAACTGCCCCGCTCGTCAAGTTAACAAACTGCCCTTTTAAATAAGCTGAAATTAATTGCGGCGGATAAGACTCATAAAGTGATGATATGTAGTCATCTGGAAGATTAGCTTCATTGTCATAAGTAGATGCCTGAATCATTCCATATAGAGCACGTTTAGCATCACTTAGGTTTGCTTCCTTAACAAACTGTTCATGAGTGAACTTAAAGCCCTCTGGCGTTGTTGCAACATCAATACCGTTCAACAAACCAGCTTGTTTATATCGCATACGAGCAATGATCTTGCGCCAAGCTTGTTGAGCCTTGACCTTTGTCATCACATCAAGCTCATCAATCAGCGCATGACCAATCTTAAAACCTACAATAGTGTTGGGCTTTTCCATTGAACGGCAGATAATTGTACTTCGATACTGACGGCCATAGTAAAGATCAACTTCTTTGTTAGATTCATAGATCTTTGTCTTTAATCCCCAATCGAAAGCAACTTCATCAATAGTGGGAAAAAAAATATCCCGGATCTGCGGATACGTTGGAGCGAAGTAACCCAACGGCACCTTTGGAAATGACCAAGATTTATCACAAAGACTTGAACAACCTACCCAAGTTTTACCTGAACCAAACCCTGCAACAAAAGCTCTAAACTTATTTGGCAATTGGAGAAAGTTAGCCTGAGGCACATTCAGTGTTGGATTGATGTTCGGCATCTTTTTTACTCGCATCTACAACATGAATAGTGACATTTACAGGTGTTGGATCATCACCAGCACCATCCTCGCCATCTCTCAACCGCTGAATTTCTAATTTCTTCAATTCAAGATCTAGTAGTTGTAAATCATGACCATGCATTTCATCTCTTATCTGTTTGATGATGCCTTGCTTCATGATTTTGTTTTTACCCCAGTCTTCATACATTTTTTGAAGCTCATTGAGTCGGACAGCTTTATTAGCTAAAGGAATGTCATAGATATTGGATTTAAACTCTTCTCTTGTTTTATAAAAAAGCTCTTTAAGCTTCTTTGCCATTTTCTCGCCTGTCACTTTCGTTGGATCATACCCAGCGCACTGCATGCGATCAATTTCAATGTTAAATCTATTCTTTACAGCGTCTGCTACTTGCTGGGGTGATTCAAAGCATGCAAGAGACTGAACTATAAAGATTTTCATAGGATCAGTTAGTTTTGCCATAACCCCCTCGTCGTATAGATATGTAAAGAATCTCCTAAGCTAGTTTCAACAAACATGTACCACATGCATGAGCAATGTTGGCTCTAGATATAGTTGGACCTTCATTCGCAAGATTAACCATTTTCTGAACTTCTTCAGATGCGCCATAACGCTGAACAACACCATGGAACTCTTCGACATCATGCCCACGTAAATACAGTTTTTGCCATGTGTGTAGCATCTCTTGGTTTACTGATCATTGGCTCACCCCAAAAAAGAAAACCCCGTCAAACGACAGGGCTACAAACACTTAATCCTTCCACACTTTCTGCATTCTTTGATTGGGTCGTCGTTGTAATCCGATCCATATTCCCAAACATGAAAACAGAATACTTGCCTGATGATTCGGAGCATGTGAACCTCCAAAAAGCAAAGGAAACGTAGCGAAAGCTTTTAGAAATGCTTTTTATCTTCAACAGTTAGAGGATGAAAAATCATATAAGCTTCAACTTGATCTAACTTGATAATATCGCCAAGATCAGGACGATCTACTGTAAGAGTGAAATGTTTATCTTCACTATCACACATATCCCACACAGCAGGCAGGTAATCAATTGACTCACTGTCAACTTTGACTGCTAGTACACATAATTGATTTGGTTTAGTTGGTGCATGTCGGTTTGATAGCCAAGCCATTCTTCTTCTCACTTTCCAATAGGCAATAAAAAAGCCCACGATTAAGTGAGCTTTGATGTGTTGGTCTTCGGAAATCCGTAATACGACCAGTATATAAAAACTATACTCTTGTTTCCGCAATAATGGAATACCTACACTTTCATATCTTTGTAAGTTTTTCTTTTGTAGGCTTCAACTGCTTTGCCTGCTTCATCAATTGCCGAATCAATTGCTAAAGTCATCAATGTTTCATAAGGCTTCCATGTCTTGCGGTAGCACTCTATGTTCATCTGATGGCTCTTAAGACCTGCATAAGCCAAGCGCCCTTTAGCTGTGTAATGTTCTTCTAACTCTGGATTTAATGCGAAGTCTAATACTAGGCGAGCAATCAACCATGCTAGGTGATATATAGCGACATGTTCAGGCTCTCGCTTCTTATCAACTGCGGCATTTTGAACCATGATCTTCGCCAAATGATTACGTACATACTCATAATCACTTTCCGACTTGCCTTCAAAAATAATCAGTGCTGTGACTGACTTTGCTAACTGGGTATCCATTGAAGCAATAGCACCCAAGCGGTCTTGATAGTTCAATGGTTTCTCTCCTGTTCCGCGAATCACTGGCTCAATACTTGGTGAACTCGCAGTTAAACCATGAGTCAACCATTCAAAACGTTCAAACTTCTCAACTGCTACTGCATTCATACCGTCACCCTCAAATAGTTTCTAAATCTAAGATTGTTATAGTTCCCCAATGAACTGCACCGGTATCAATCCAATAGCAGTTATCACGCTTACATGGCTTTTGAGTTACTGTGTGCCCCATAATCACTGCATCCACACCATTTACATGTGTGTATTGCTGATTGTCAGTATCAAGACGCTCTCGGCCCCACATCGCTAAATCTGATGGAGCGCGGTTTTTAGATGGCTGACTAAACGAGTCCTTAAACTCATTCCAATCATTCTGTTCGATATGCCCATGCACAATTCCGATCTTTTTACCCTTATGGTTTATCTCCAAAACAACTGGTAGTTCAGAGAAGACTTTTGCAATGTTGTACATGGCTTGCCCATCAAGCATGTAGAACCACTCACCACCATTGTCTATGTGGCAACGCTTATATGACTGATCATGCAGACCACCAATGCATAGATCTTCATGATTGCCACGAACTGATGTGAACCATGGCTTAGAAAGCAACTCGATACATTCAAGATTCTGTGCACCACGATCAATGAGATCACCCACTGCAACCAAAAGGTCGTTTTCAAAGTCGAATTCAATTTCTTTGAGGCGATTCATTAGCAAGTTGTAGCAGCCGTGAATATCACCAACTGCGTACAGCTTGCCTTTAATTTCTTTATCCCAGACCTTCACTAATCCCATCACGCCACCTCAAACTTACTAATCACTTGAAGCGCTTCGTCTATGCTCTCAACCACAAAGACTTTGCCGCGCCATGATTCATGCCATTCGATTTGATCAGGAGTAAGCTTTCTATCTGACTTGAACTTCTGACCATCTTTAATTTCCATTAAGTAGTTTGTGCCTCTAAACCCTACAAGCAGATCCGGACATCCTTTTCCAGTTGAAGCAAGCGACTGAACACTTGCCCCAACTTGGCGTAGAGCTTTGACAATCTCGTTTTGATTTGCATCAATTCTTGCTGCTCTACGCATTACTTAAGAAGCTCCTGAATTTGACGTTGTGCATATTCAATTCCATCAGCAAATCCTTGAGCATGCATATCAGCAGTGTTCTTCCACTCCGCCCATTTCTCGTTAAACAACTCATCGAAATGGTTGTCTAACTTGATTAACTTCTGCTTGATGTGCTTATTCACATCCTTTGCAATTGTTGGTGTATAACCTCCACGCTTAGCATTCTTAATCTGCTTCGCGTAGTTTTGAGCCTCTTTGAATGTGGTCATTTGACATACTCCGTAATTAAGCGGATAACCAAAACCATAGTTAAAGTCGCTGCTATTACTCCCCAAGCAAAAAAGAATCCTCTGCCAAACCACTCCATAATTGCAGGTGTTGAAAGCTCACCGTTGTACCAACGCCATGCATACTTAATTGATACGAATAGCGCTGCACCGTAGATAATTGCTATCGCAAAGTCTTTCATCCTTCCCCCTTGAGCGCTTGCTCTCCCATCAATTCATACTTGTTTGCGCCACATCCAAAGCAATGTAGAAGTGCATAACCATCTTTATCAGAACGTATTGCCTGCAATGGCTCCTTGCCACATTGACCACACATTCCATTTATCATCGCCGCAATAGATTTCCCTTTCCATCCACCTAATTCTTGCTCAAGGAATTGCACCCGCTTTTGCAGCTCCTCCACTTTCGCTTGCTGGTGCTGTAAGTACTCATGAAGGTTAAGGCTGTCTGGATGAGCTTCAATAAATTCCTCCCATCCATTTCTTACATGTCTTAGCCACCCATCTGCATCGCCAAAATTTCTATTATTGTGATCAGCAATATAGCCATCTAACGAATATGTTATTTTTTCAGCGATAACTTTATATTTATCCATCTCAAACATCCTTTGATTTACACAGCGGGCTGATACGGTTTTCTATGGGGAAGTCGTCGCCCATATCGTTGTCAATGCGGTGGCTTGCTGCTATTACCTTCAATTCCTCTATTGAAACTACCTTTCCATACTTACCTTTATATTTCTCAATTCCACGGTGGCTCCATGAAATATGCTTGCAATCACTTGGAAGAAATAACACCTTCACATTCGGGATGTACTTAAACTCAAGTCCGTTGTAGTAGCCCATTGATTCAGCTAAGGCCATTACGCTGTTGAAGTCTGATTCGTTGTTAACAGCGACTTTAAACTCACTCATGGCTGGCTCCTTCCATACTTTCCAAGTTCTTTTCTTCAACCCAGATTAGGCCTTCACCAGTTTCAACCTGCCAAGAATCATCATTGTTTGGATGTGGTCTAACAGCAGTTACCGTCTTTCCTGCAAACTCTAATGTGCCGCGTGATTTAAGAACGTCATCAATCTCAACCAAACGGTATTGCTGCATTGCTTTGATTAATGAGCCGTCTTTGTCTTGTGCTAACAAGTGAATTGTTTTATGTGTATTTGATTTCATTTTTTTATCGTCCGAATCATGATTGCAAAAGGAATTAGGAATGGAGCTACAATCAGGCAGATAATGCCAAGCAACCCAATCAGTAAAAGTTTTGTGGCGTATGCAAAGTCACGGAACGCTTGTTTATAGAACTGTCCTGCATTGCTGAACTCATGCCAGTCATGTGTATAAAGCTCTTTAAAATCCTTTAGCGTGGCTTTCACTTCGTTCTTGAATTTACTCATCCCCGCCTCCGTATATTGATTCGTGGTCGCGGATGGCTTGTCTTAATTCAACTTCACGAGGATGTGGTGGGCGACCAAAAAGACAAGTACCTATCGCCAGCTTCAACTTTGCTTTCTCAATGCCATCATAAAACTTGATCAAATCCAAAGACTCCACCAGACGCTTGAGGTCTTCCAATAAGATCAACTCAATCGCATAATCTTCTGACCATGAATTAGTTTCATTGTGGTAGTAAGCAGTAGCATTTGATCTTTTGAAAATGTAGTTACCTGTCAAAGTGCAATAGCCGAAAACTGGAAATCCTGGCGCCCCCTCAACAACCTCTCTCGCCTTCTTTTCTCCAAACTCACGAATAAACTGTTCTGGTTTCATTGAGCGCGCTCCTTGTCATGTCCTGTCATGATCTCTTCACGAAGGCCGTAAAGCTCAATGCCTTTGTCATCGCCTAGGGGCATAAGGTGTTGAGCTGGATGCATTGGAATTGGCTTGTTAGGATTGAAATATGAAATCTCAAAATCATCACACTCAATCAACCAGAAATCGTCTCTTGTGCCCCAATTTTTGCTTTTCCTAGATCCAATAAAAGAAACGAGCTTCACAACCTTCCCAACATTGCTTTCTTTTATTGCATGGGTTATCAAAGCCAAACCGCCTACCTGTAATCTATTTTTCATTGTTGCTCTCCGTCATGTTTAGTAATGGCTTCCTGCTCAAGCTGGTCTAGCATTTTCAGCTTTCTTAATTTCTCGTATAGGTTCGCTGCTGCTCTTGTTTCTTCATTGCGAGTACCGAGGTTGTACGCTCTACGCAGCTTCATCATTGAGTTGTAATCTACAAATTCGATCATGCTTTCAGCTCCCCTTTAACATTCAGGATGTCTTTTGCGTATTGAGTTGCCTTGTAATGATTTTTCCCAACACGTTCGAAATATTTCCATTCAACAAATTTTTGAAGATTGCTGTAGATGGTTCCTCGATTGAAATCAAACACTGATTCCTTCACGTCTTTGACACTGAAAGGCGCAGTCGCATGACAACCGAACATGAGCAAGCTAAGCTGGTCATCAAAGTTCAATTTCTTAGTTCTATTTAATGTTTTCATGCAGCCATTCCTTCTTCTCGGATAGTCACAAAACGGCAGATATCTAAGCGGTCCATAACTCGAACTACGCCTTTCTTGCCATGACGATTTTTAGCAACGATTAATTCAGTGACACCTGATGGCAGGTCGTCTTCACCTATGATTGGATTCGCTAGGATGATTTGATCTGCGTCTTGCTCGATCTGGCCAGACTCTTTCAGATCAGATGCCTTTGGACGTTTACCTTTTTCAGACTCACGGTTGAGCTGTGCCAGTGCGATTACAGGGCAATCGAATTCCTTCGCCATCGCCTTCAAATCACGACTGATTGAGCTAACTTCCTGATAGCGGTCTTTCTTGGTCGGGTCACGTACCAGTTGCAGGTAATCAATGATGATGCAGCCCAATTTCTTGTAGTTACGCTTGGCCTTACGTGCATAAGAGTGAATCTCTGCAATAGTTGGCTTCTGCTTATCTTCAATATGAATTGGCAGCTTGCTAAAACGATCCTGAGCGCCTGCAAATTCCTGAATCATCCCGTCGTACAGATCGGCATTGTGGATGTTGTCGTATGGAATCTGGGTGAGTGCTGAGATGCAGCGGTTTGTGAATGTCTCCACATCCATCTCGGCAGATACCACCAGTACCGCTTCCTTGAACTGCATAGCGGTCTGAATCGCCACCATTTGCGCCAGAGTGGACTTTCCTGATCCGGGTCTACCACCAATCACACAAAAATGGCCGCGCTGAATGGTGCCCACTACGTTGTCCAGATGAGGCAGGTTGAACTTTACGCCTGTGTATTGCTTGTTAGCTTTAGCCTCAGCCTTTTGGATTAAACGATCTGTAGCACGGTTCATAGCCTCTTCAAAAGTGAAGCTAGTTTTCTCAACATCGTTTGAGGTTTTCTTACCATCCAGAATGCTTTCTGCCGCAATGTGAACGTCCGGAATTGTTAAGTCTTTAGCAATCTCAGCAATGCTTTGCCCGATATGCTCAACTTCACGGTGTGCCTTGAATTTGTTTAGCTCAGCAACATAAGACTCCAGATTATAAAAACTTGAAGGTGCATCACTGCACATTTGAAGTAAGTATTCAGAGCCGCCCATCAAATGAATTACGTTGTTTTGTTTAAGCTGCTGCTCAACCATAACGAAATCATATGGCTTGTTTTCATTCGCAAGGTCGGCAATTGCCTGGAAGATTTGCTTGTGGCGCTCCGGAAAGAAACACTCAACATCAAGATCGTTACTTACAACGTCAAATGATTTGTCTACTGTCATCAATGCTGTAAGAACTGCTTGTTCCATAGGGATGTTATGAATATTCGACATTACCAATCCCCCATATCTGCTTTGAGTTCAGAAGGATTGATGTTTTGTACAACACCACTAGCTTGTTGGAATAAACGCTCTACAAGCTTGTAGTCACGCTTAACCCACTTCACAAAGTTTGAATACATCTGGTTGCTTGTAACTGCACCAGTATGGATTTTGCTTTCGTAGTGAGGATTGATTTCAAGAAGTAATTCTTCAACTTGAGCTTGATTGATTTTTGGTAAACCTGATCTTTGCATCCAAGAATTCAATTGTTGTAAATCTGGTTTCCAGATATTCAGAACTTCATCAACTGGATTTTCTTGTGTGCTCTCCTCTCTATAAATATTTTTATAAGTATTATCTATTGTGTCTTTACTAGGTAAAGTGCTCGTACTTTCCTTAGTAAAGTGCTCGTGCTTTACTAGGTAAAGTGCTGTACTAGGTGAAGTACTCTCCTTAGTAAAGTGGTCAGACAGCGAAACTTCGTTAATTTTGTACTGATTTCCTAATTTCGGATGTGTAGAAATAACACTGATAACACCTAATGAAATTAATTCCTCAAGCCCTTTACTAACGGTTTTTGAGCTTGATTTTCTAGCTTTGGGATTGTCTTTGTGACGCTTCTCTTCCTGAAGCTGTGAGTAGCTAACATAGTCAGATTCTTTATTAAACCCGTTAATATAGCCCTCAAGCATGAAATAGACATGTCGAGCTGCATCAGATAAGAATGGATATACATCACGTCTGTACTGCCAACTTGAGCGGACATGACCTTCCTCAAACTTATCTGTCATATTGCCCTTACCTTTTGAGATTGGAATAATCTCAGCTTGTTTTAACGCACCCATCAAACACCTCTCAATACAAATGCAGCTAAATCAGCTTTCGCTTTAGCCAATGCCATAGAGTTTTCGAGAGTTCGATTAAGCACATAAGCCTCAACCGCTTTTTGAAACAAACTAATCTTCCGATTTAGTTCAATGTCTGCTAATATTGAATAGTTCATTTGGTCCTTCTCCGATTGAACACTTAGCCTGATCCACGAAATCAGGCTTTTTTATTTGTCTAAAATCCCGTTAATCCCTTCCGATCCCTCTGAAAAGCTGACTTCTGTACTCAATTCCCGCACTAAAGCTGACATTCCCAAACGCTCGAAAGATTTTGCTTGTATATTGAATACATGCCACTCGCCAACTATCTCTTTTTCAATAAGAAAACCTAGATAGGCCGCGAGATCCTTTTCTTTAACATGAGCAAGTATTTTTGCTCGTTCATGGATTTCGGGAGATAAACGCACATGCGTAGATTTTTTATCAAGACTCATAAAACTTTCCTTAAGATGCCGCAGCAGTTCTTTTTAATGGTTGCTTACCATCAGCAAGGTCACGTATTTGGTATTCACGTGCTAATGGGATTTTTGACTCGTCCCACTGACTGATTGCATTGTGAGAAATCCCTAACTTCGCTGCTAACTGTGTAACAGTGCAGTTAAGCAGGGTTAAAGCTTCTGACTTAGTCATCTAACTTACCCATAAAGTAATTTAACTTACCTTATTAAACTACATAAAACTTACCAAGTCAATTGGTAAGATAACTTACGTTCTGCTGGTGGAATTAAAATGGAAACGCTTGGTATTCGCTTGAAAAATCTGCGTAAACAGAAAAAACTTACACAACAAGCTTTAGCTGATCTTGTTGGTGTGTCTAAAACTTCTGTTATTTACTGGGAAAAAGACGAAAACGTACCTAAGCATGAAAGCTTAATGGCATTAGCCAAAGCCTTGGGTAGCTCTACAGAGTACCTCTTGAAAGGTAAAGAGCCTAAAAATCTTACTAATTTTAATATTCAAGACTTTATTAATAAGCATGGACTAACTACTAAAGAAGAAGCTTCATTTGACACAGACAGTATCATTGAACCTGATGTTGTCGAGTTTGATGAGGTCAACGGTTATATATGGATTGATGTTGTGGAAGCTAACTTTTCGTGTGGTACTGGGGAATCAATTGAATTCCATTTTGATGTAATTAATGAAAAATATCCGTTCCCTCCTTCGTTCTTTCAAAGAAAGATGGTGGACCCTAAATGCTTAAGGCTCATTAAAGCTAAAGGCGACAGTATGGCTGATTACATTCATGATCAGGACCTTGTGGGTATCGACTTATCTCAAACCGAAATCATAGATGGTGAGATTTATGCAATTTACTTTGCAGGTGAAGGAATGATAAAACAGATTTTCAAAGAAGCTGATGGCTCTTTAGTTCTGCATAGCTTTAATGAAAAGTATCGCGATAGGATTGTTACTGAACAAAATGGATTGAATTTTAAGGTTATTGGGCGCCAGGTGTGGCGCGCAGGCTAAAATTAGCTAATTTTCATTACCCGCCATGTGCGGGTTTTCTTTTATCTATCAAATAAAAAGTAAGTTAACAAAAATAAAAAGTAATTTTAATTACCATTTCTCTTGACCATTTTGGTAAGTTACCTTACTATCTTCTCATCAACAAACAAAAACCGCCATAGGGGTCAGAGTCTAGGCGGTTTGCATCAAATGCGGAGATAAGTATGAATATAAAAGCCAACATAGTCAAATCCATGGGATTCGTAGGAGTAGTTAGTGCTCTAACTGCTGCTTATGCTTTCACCCCTGCTAACAACGAACCTGTAACGGTTGTAGCTCCTTTCAAAGTTGAATCAATCGACCCTGAGAATGAACAAGCAGTACTTCAAACTGAGAATGAGAAGTTCACCTTAGAAGTTGATTTCGATGCTCAGTATTCAATTGATGGCAACGGCTATCAATCTTGGCGTGATGTTGAGATTAACGAGATTAAAGACATTCGCGTTTATGACGAAGATGGCGAGATCTTGGCTTACGTTGACCGTTTAGACGTAGTAGAGATTAAAGATCTTATCGAATCAGGGATTAGAGAGCGCATTTAAGCGCTCCATGGTGAATGTTATGAATGCACATCCTGAAATTATCGAAGTATCAAGACTTCAGAGACTTATTAAGGACTCAGTCAAAGCGTTGCTTCCCCTCTCTAACGAACAAGACACAGTTGTTACTGATGGCGGCAATTGGATTCACTTGCGCTATGTGGGCCGTGGAACTGAGCAAATCCAATTAGAGCTAGGTGATCAGTTTTCTGTTAAGACAAAAATCGCCTATTTAAGTGAAACGTTAAAAAGATTGGCAGAAATTAGGAATGAGTTGAGAGGTGGGTGATGGAGTGGATTAGTGTTGAAAATTGTCTTCCACCTGTAGGGATTCCTCTTTTGTTATACGGTCAGCTTGGCTTTGATCATGGACCAACTCAATTTGAAGGTCAATATTCAGAAAACAGAGGTTTTGAAGGAATGTGGGCCAGTGCTTCACAAGTTACCCACTGGATGATTAGACCAGAAAACCCAGTAGAAAAGAATTAGGAGAAGATTATGAATGCGCCAGTAAATACACAAGTTAATGAATTGCAAGTATTAGAACAAAACGTGATTGTAGCGGCTTTCGGCAAAGAAAACGGTATTCAAGAATTATTCAATCGCATGGCTGAGCAAGCACGTTCAATTGTTCCTGATGTTTCAACTAAAAAAGGACGTGATGCTATTGCATCTCAAGCTTACAAGGTAAGTAAGTCTAAAACTGCTGTAGATAACCATGGAAAAGACTTGGTGGCAGGTATTAAGGCGCAAGCTGCTGTGATTGATCGTGACCGTAAAGCATGGCGTGATCAGTGTGATGCTTTACGTGATGAAATTCGTAAGCCACTAGATGAATGGGAAAAAGCTGAAGAAGATCGCATTCAGTCAATTAAAGATCGCATCTCTAATTTTGATGCTGGTCGCGTTGATACCTTTTCAACTAGCTACCTTATTCAAACAATCATAAGTGAAGTTGAGGCAACGGCAATTGATGAAAGCTTTGCTGAATTTGCCAATGAAGCAGCAATCAAAAAAGATGCAGCCCTTAGCTCATATAAAAAATCACTTGAAATTGCATTAAAACGTGAAGCTGAGCAAGTAGAGTTAGAGCGCCTACGCAAATCTGAACAAGAACGTTTACAACGTGAACACGAAGAACGCATTGCACATGAAGCAGCTGAAAGAGCCCGCCTAGAAGCTGAGCGTAAAGCTAAAGAAGAAGCCGAACGTGTAGAACGTGAAAAGCAAGAAGCTGTTGCTAAAGCAGAGCGTGAAAAACGCGAAGCTGCTGAACGTGAAGCCCGTTTAGTTGCTGAAAAAGAAGCTGCTGAATTACGTGCACAACATGCAGCAGAAGCAGAACGTAAACGTATTGAAGCTGAGCAAGCCGCAAAGCTAGAGGCCGAACGCCAAGCAGAAGAAGCGCGCCAAGCTAACCAAGCACACCGTAAAAAATCTGTAATGAAGCACTTAAAGGTTTATTGGCTTTGGGTATTGATGAAGCAAAAAGCAAAGAGATTTTGCAGGCAATCAATAAAGGCCTAGTTCCACACGTATCTATTAAGTTTTGAGGATTAGAAGATGAGTAATATTGTTTTGTCACAAGTTAGCAAGATTGCATCAGCTTTTAATATGCAAGATGTTGATCCTGCTGAGTTAGCAAATACTCTTGTTAATACAGTATTTAAGAAAGCAACAAATGATGAATTTCTCTCTCTATTAATTGTTGCAAACCAGTACAAGCTAAACCCTTTTACAAAAGAAATTTATGCATTCCCTGCCAAAGGTGGTGGCATCACACCAGTTGTTGGTATTGATGGGTGGGCGCGCATTATTAATGACAATCCTGTATGTGATGGTATCCAGTTTGAACAAGACGACGAGTCATGCACATGCAAGATTTTCCGTAAAGACCGTAACCACCCTACTGTTGTAACTGAATACTTGTCTGAATGTCAGGGTAATTCAGAACCTTGGAAAAAATACCCAAAACGGATGCTACGTCATAAGGCTTTAATTCAATGTGCCCGTGTTGCTTTTGGATTCTCAGGTATTTATGACGAAGACGAAGCTCGTCGTATTGATGATTGTCATATCCCTACCGTTCAGACCGTTAGTTCAGATCTTCCTCAAGGTTATGAAGCTTATGAGCAGCAACATTTAGACAACATGCGCGCTTTGGCCATGGAAGGTACAGAAGCTTTGCAAACTGGCTACGCTGAATTACCGCAAGGTGACTGCAAAAAATACTTCTGGACTAAACATAGTACGTCATTGAAAGAAGCAGCACAACATGCTGATCAACCACAAGGGCAAGTGTATGAACATTCTCCAGCGTAGTGAAGATTGGCATTCAGAACGCTGTGGCAAAGTCACAGCAAGCCGAGTAAAGGATTTAAATGCAAAGCCTAATAAAGGCAAAGCTTTAAATGCATTGGGTTTAACTATTCTAGCTGAGCGCCTCACTGGCGTTCAGAAGGAAATCCCAACTAATTCAGTAATGCAATGGGGTATCGACAACGAGCCTCATGCAATTGCAGCTTATGAAAATGAGACAGGTAACTTTGTAGTTGGAACAGGTTTAATTGACCACCCTTTCATTGAAATGTTTGGGGCTTCCCCTGATGGGCTTGTGGGTGATAAAGGTCAAATTGAAGTTAAGTGCCCAGACACTACAACGCATTTGAATACCCTGCTGACCAAGCAAGTACCAGATGAGCACATCCCTCAAATCACTAGTCAATTGGCTTGTACTCGTCGTGAATGGTGTGACTTTGTGAGTTATGACCCACGTCTGCCAGAAGGACTACAGATCATTATTATTCGCGTCTTTGCTAAAGACTTGGCTATCGAAGCATTAGAGCAAGATGTTCGTAAATTCAACAAAGCTATAGATGACGCAATTAAAACTTTGAAGGTGGCAGCATGACAGATTTGAATAAGGAAAGTGAAGTTAATCTACGCTTTGAGCAAGATGATGGTGCTGTTTGGGTATTTGCTGATGATAGCCAGTTTGGCACCGAAATCAGTCATTTAATGATGATGCATGCAGATGAATATAACGAAGATGAATTACGTGTTATTTGCCAACATGCGGCTTGTGAAATTGACAGGCTTAGAGCAGAGCTAGAAAAAGCCAAAGCTCAGGCGGTGCCAGAGGGTTATGTTCTTTTACCAAGAGTACCAACTGAAAAGATGTTCCAAGCATATGAACGATATTCAGTCGCGCCGATGTCGACGCTGAGTAAAACTGGATATAAGGCAATGGTTGAAGCAGCAAGCGAATCGGGAGCTAAAAAATGAGCATAACTCTTAACGGACACCAATTAAAAAGCCTTCTCGAATTTGTAAATCCTGATGGCGAAAATGATTTAGATCAACTTGAAACTGAACTAACTATTAAATTCTTTGAAGATGGGCACAGCGGCAAAGGCTATTACTTTTGGATGACAGAATATCCAGAGGAAGGCAGCATGTTGTTGGATGTTGAATCGGGAGCTGAGGGATGAGTGATTATATGCACATGAATCTTGAACAGCTTCGGCAAGAACATGCTGAACTCCTTCTGTTTAATGAAGAGTTAGATCGTCGTTGCAAAGCTCACAAAGCGGATGCACAAAAATATCAAACCAAGTGCTGGCACATTGCAACACTTTTGATTAATCCAGTAGATCAAGACATAACTTTGAAAGCAATCAAAACAGTGATTGATAGGGTTGGTGAAGGATGAGTGAATTTAACTTTGAGCAACTTTATCTAATGGCTCTCATGAATAGTAAAAAGCCAAAGAACGTTTTGAATTGGGTACATGTTGCTAGACATGGACCAGGAGCAACAAAGGCTACAGAAATTTGTGAATATTTTGGGATAGATCCAGAAGGCACAGAATTTAGAAAAGCGGAAAGTAAGGAGGGGTGAAATGACAGCAATTGCGAATATAGGTAGTAACTTTGTTGTAGCGTTACCACCTTCGGACATCTGGCTTAATGACTCCCAAGCTGCTGAGTTCTTGGGTTACCGAGATGTACACTTTAAGGCAGCGGTTTGCTGCCTACCAACCTTCCCTAAACCGCGCTATGTTATTAAGTGCGGTCAAGGAAGACGCTGGAACTTGGCAGAGCTATCAAACTGGTTGAATGAACAATCGGATGATGAGCCAAAGAAAGGAAGACCACGCAAACGAGGCTAATCAAGCCTCGTTGCAATTTCGCTTGCAGTAGCATTGTAGTAAATCATTAAACTTCTTAAATCTTTATGCCCAATCATCCGGGCTAAGTCTAAAACTTCTAATTTTCTTGCAAGACGTGTACAAGCTTCATGGCGTGTGTCATGAAAGTGCAAGTCAGTGATTTGACATCTATCTCTCAATTTACGCCAAAGCGTATCAAAGCTTTGGGAATTACAAGTAAAGACCTGCTTTTTATCAAGACCTTTTAATAAAGTAAGCAACTCAACAGCACGCTTAGATAGTGGTACATTTCGTTTAGTACCATTCTTAGTTTCAGTCAAAACTAGATATCTATCTTTCAAATGCACTCGATCCCAAGTTAATCCAACAATCTCACCAGCACGCATTGCAGTTTCAATTGCAAAGAGGAAAGCAACGATTACTTGTTGAGTAGAGTTCACCGGGACATTATTATCCCAATTTGCTGCAAGACATAATCTATCAATTTCATCCTGAGTAATTCGTCTATCCCTGTGCTTAGATGGTGGCGGCAAAGTCAAGTCAGCCATTGGAGACTCTTTAATCCACTTCCATTCTTTTCGGGCAACAGTAAACAGAGAAGCTAAGATATTTGCTTCACGTCTGACAGTAGCGCCCTGAACTTCTTTTAACCGGGAGTCGCGCCATTGCACTAAATCGTCAGTTGTGACTTTGGCCAATTGTTTTTGGCATAGCTTTTTATACTCACGCTTGAAGAAAGCCATTCGCTTGACTTCATTCTCATGAGTTTTCTTTTTAACACTCACTTCACTTAAGTAGCGTTCAATAGCTTCTAAAAAAGAGTGATCTGGTAATTTGCCATGCGATTGTTCGCGCAACTGAGTCTCGCGTTTAGATGCCCAAGCCCTAGCTTGAGCTTTTGTATCAAAGGTTGAACTTTCGCGAATTCCGTTTACACTTATCTCGGCTCGCCATGTATTGTTGCGTTGTCTAAATGAAGCCAT